GTCGCGGCGCGGATCTCGTCACGGGCACCGCGGGCGAGAGAACGGACGCCGCCGCCCGCATACTCCTCCAGCCGGTACCCGAACCGGTCCGCGACCTCCCCAAGGATCGCGGTGGACCGCTGCCGCTTGGACTGCGCGAGCGGGATGTATGCCTCGCCGCCGGTCTCAGGCTCGGCCCACACGCGCATGGTCGGGCCGGAGATTTGCGCGGTGTGGTCCTCGCCGCCGTTGGCGTAGGCGCGCACCGAGTTGAAGATGTTGCCGTTCGCGGAGCCGACGATGTCGTGGACGCTGCGGTAGGTCTTCGACTTGGTGATGATCTCGTTGATCGTGCGGATCGTGTGCGTCGTGAACGTCCGCGCGGTCCGCCCGTTCAGCCGGTTCAACGCCGCCGACACTGCGCCGATGCTGCCCAGCGCCTGCCCGTTCGCCGTGAACACCGCGGTCTTACCGTCAGGGAGCTGCTTTGTCTTGTAGCCCACCGCTTCCAGCGCGGCGATCGCCGCCGCGTTCAGGGTGTCGACCTTGATTTCCTTCTTGTCCGGGGTCGCCCGGATCGCCGAGCGGACCGTCTCCAGCCCAGCGATCGCTTCCTCGCGCTCCAGCTTCACCAGCGTCTTGATGTCGCCGGGTACGCCGAGGAGGGTGTTGACGTACTCGGTGGCCTTGGCCTTGTTCCCGTCGAAAGCGTCCGTGGCGAGCCGCATCATCGTCTCGCGGAGCTCAGCCGACTTCTTCGTCATGCTGCCCATCGACTCGCCAGCAGCCAGCCCAGCAGCAATCAGCTCGTCCTGAGCCTTCGCCGCCGCAGACATGGCGTCACGGTTCGCGCGGCCCGCCTCAGTGTCATCGTTGAGGGTGTTGCCATGTTCCTTGAAGCTGGCGGTGAGGTCGTCCAGTGACGCCTCGAACTGGGTCTGTGCATCGTGCGCGCTGCGGTTGACGTCGTTCAGGGCGAGGATGCTCGCCCGCAGTCCGTCCGCTGCGCTCTTCTGCGCGTCCAGCTTCGCCGACGTGTCCGCCGCAGCCGAACCGAAGACACCCATGCTGTCGGCGGTGAGCTTCGCCTCCAGCGCCATATCGGCCAGCGCCTGGTCGTAGCCGTCAATCGAATCCCGGAACTTCTCCGCCTGCTCCGGGCTCATCCCCTCCATCATCGACTTCACGGCGGCCTTCGCGAGATCCGCCTTACCGCCCTTGACCATGTTGGTCAGCGCGTCATCGATCGAGTCCATGGACTTGGTGAACTCTTCGGTCGCCTCACCCGCAGACAGCAGACCACCCGAGATGTCCTCGCCCCAGTTGTTGATGGACTCCGTCACGCTCGGGTTGATGACCTTGTCGATCTGGTCCTTCAGCTTCCCGAAGTCCTTGCCGAACTCGGCAGCCACATAACCCGTCGCCTTGCCCGTACGGCCCAGATTCGACAGTGATGTCGTCAGCTTGTCGACATCAGGTGCCGCATCGTCCCCGATGCTGGACAGCTGCTCCACCGCCACCACCAAAGCAGCGATCGCAGCAACGATGATCGACGCCTTCGCCGCCTTGCCCAGCGTCCCGAACGCCGCCACCAGCCCCGTCATACCGCCACCAGCAGCAGCAGAGGCCGCCTGCAACGCAGCGATCCTCGTACCCAGCGTGGCGATCCCACCCGAGACCGCCGCCGCGGCAGCCCCCGCCACGGACACGAGCTTCAACCCGACGGCAAGTTGCATGACCGTCGCCACCAGCTCCGGTGGCAGCGACGCCACCAAACCGGCCGCGGCGTTCACCAGCGTCAGCATGCCTGGCCCGGCCTCCGCCGCCGCCTCCACCAAGGTGGTCACCGCGCTACCGATGGACTTCAGCGTCTCCTGGACCGCAGGCCCGTTGGAGTCCGCGTAGTCCATGAACGCCTTGACCGGGCCCGACACCTCGCCCTCCGACAGGGCGCGGGAGAAGTGAATGATTCCGTCGACGGCGTTCTTCAGCGAGTCGTTCGCGAAAGCCGCGAACTTATCCGTCAGCGCGTCGAAGCCGGGCGTGGCCATCGCCCCGCCCGCGACGCTGACCAGCCGGTCCAACTGGGTGGAAGTGCCTTGGACCATGGGCGTCAGCTTCGGCAGCAGCCGTTCCATCAGCGTGAACGACTTCTCGACCGGTGCCATGGTGAAGCGGGCGTTCGAGTCGGAGAAGTCCTGGAACGTCGTCTTCAGCGTGCCGAGTGCCACCGACGCCCGCGCCGTAGCGTTCGGCATGCCAGCCAGCGACGCCTGCACCGCCCGCTGCGCCTCCGCCGCTTCCTTCGAACCGCGGCCGGACTTGACGACCGCGTCGCGGTACTTCTTCTGCGCCTCCGACGCCTCCGACAGCGACGACACCTGCCCCGCCAGGGCGACACCGAACGCCCCCACCGCCACGCCCGCGCCGGCCGCCGCGCCTGCGGTCTTCACTGTGGCCGCGGTCATGGATGCCATGAGGGGTACGGCGGCGGTGGCGAGGGGGACGAGGTAGCCCTTAACGTTCCCGATCGATTTCCCGAACTGGCTCATCGATCGGGACATGATGGAGCTTTCGGACACGAACCGGCCGCGCATGTCGCGGAGTTGGCCGCTGGTGTCGCGGAAGGCGCGGATGGCGTCGCCGTTGTCGGCGCGGATGGTGATCGTTACGGCGTCGCCAGCCATTCTGTTTCACCTCCTTCCGTGGAGTCGTCGGGCTGTTCGGGTGTGCCGAGGCGCTCGATGGTGAGCAGCCGCAGCAGGCGTACGTCCTCTGCGAGAAGAGAGGACAGGGTGTAGCCGGGGAACTGGCGGAGGATGTCCAAGAGCCAGCGGGCGTGGGCTAGCTGGGCTGGCTCGGTGATTCGGCGACGGGGGTCATCGGGATGGGCGGCGCCGGGGAAGTCCCGCCAGAAGGCGAGGTCTCGGGCAAAGGGTCGCTGTCGTTGACCCCCACGAGTCCCTGGACCCATGCCTTGCTGAGTTCACGCATGAGCTTCTGGTCGCGGTTGGGTGCGTCACTGACGGGGACGGGCTGGTCGTTCTTGTCGGTGAGGTTCCAGCTGATGAGGGCGTTGTAGAAGCGTTTGATGGTGATGCCGTCGTTCTCGGGTTCGCCGTCCCAGCCGAACATGGCGGCGTATTCCTCGATACTGGTGCTGCGGCAGGTGGCTTCGAGGCCGTGGTATCGGTGGCCTTCGGCGAAGCGGATGGTGATGGTGCTGTCGGGCTCGCGGAATCCCACGGCCGCACCTCCAATCAGTGTCGGGTGGAGGGCTCAGGCCCAGGTCGGGACAAGGCCCGATGCGAGCTGGAAGGGGACACTCCACGTGAACTCGCCGGACTGCGCGCGGGTGAGGGCGTAGTCGGTGAGGATGCACTCGGTGGCCAGGGTCTGGCCGCTGATGGTGATCGTGATCGTGCGTTCCACGCTGGTGGAGGAGACGGTCTTGAACACGTCGTGGGCGAGGTTGGAGCCGTCGTCGAAGCCGCCCGCCGCGGTGCCGGAGAAGTCGGCGAGGAGCAGCAGGCGGGCCATCGCCGACTCCGCCAGCGACGTGATGTCCTGGACGCCGCGGGGCATGGTCCAGTCGAGGTTGAAGGTCGAGGTGCGGATGTCGCGTGCGTTGCCGCCGCTGTCGTCAACGCTGAACGCGGTCCAGCCCAATCCCGACTCGATGCTCATGGCTCAGCCCTCCTTTGTTGCGAGGGTCAGCGGGCGCTGCCCTTCGTCGTTGGTCGCTTCGGTGACCCACTGCGGGCCGCTACTCCGGTCGTAGGCGAGGCAGCCGAACATCCTGCGCGCCCCGCTGTCCTCCACCCACTCCTCGTGGAACTGCACCGGCACGGGAAGCACCTGATCCGCGAAGAGAAGCCTCAGCTGGTGGACCTGCTTGCCGCCGTCGGCCATCGCCCGCAGGGGCTCACTCGGCCCGGTCAGCTTGATCCAGAAGCCGAGCGGTCCGAGAACCCGGCGCATCGGGCCCGTGTCGCGGGACGCGTCGTAGATCAGGCACGGCATCCCGAAGTCGAGGGCATCGCAGTCGTCGGTGCGCTCTTCGCCATCGACCCACAGGCGCCACGCCTTCGGCTCGTCCACGGCGCTCACCCCTTGTCTCGCTCGTCGAGGAGGCGGCTCATGTGCTGCTGCACGTGCTCCACCCAGTCCTCCGCCCGCTTATGCACCCGCACCTCACCCACGCGCGCCCGGTAGTCGCCGCCCCGCACCAGGTACTTCTCCGGCATCGTCTGGTGGTCCGCGAAGCACCGCTGATAGGGCTCGAACCGGAACACCGTCAGACCAGCCGCCGTGTGCTGCTCCCTGAACGTGCGCCGCGAGCCCCGGATGAACGCCGCCTGCTGCTTGCCGAGATCGGTGGACTCGTCGATGACGGACTCCCACCCGTTCCGCCAAGCCGGGCAGCCCACCTGCTCACAGACGGTCTTCACCCGCTTGTCCGGACGCGACTTCACCGACCACGTCTGATACGCCTGAACCGGCATCCGCGGATCCCTGGGACGGAACGGAGCGCCCATCAGAACGTCACCGCCGTGACGTTGACGTTCACGGCGACCGCGAACACCAGCGACGTGAACCCACCCGAAGTCGTCGTCACCGCCCGCACATACCGTTTGATCTCCGTCCCCGCAGCGACCTCAATGCGCTGCGTCGCCGGCCCCGACGTGATCTGCGTGAACCCGCCGCCCGTGATGTCCGCGAACGCATCCGCCGAACCGTTGTCGTGGGAGTGCTGCAGCTTCACCGTCACGTCCGTGCCCGCAAAGCTGAACACCTGCAGATACGCCTGTGCGCCGTGCACCGTGTGCGAAGAGATGTACGCGTTGCCGTTGACAGTCCACGTCCGCGGTGTCGCATCCGTGACCCCGTTCGACGACGACGACGCGATCGGAGCAGCGACCGACGTGCCGGCGATCCCGGACAGCACCTGCGCCCGGAAGATTTTCCCGGCCAGCCGGTTCACCGTGCCGCCGGTCTGCGCACCGAGCTCCAGCACCGCCGTCGACGCGAAGATGCTGGTCGTCGCACCGTTGGACTGCGCCGCGCCCAACGCCGTCCACGTCGACCCGTCCTCCGACGTGTAGAACGTCACCGTTGCGTCCGTGCCGCCCACGTCCGCGTCGAGTGTCGCCCGCACCCAGTGCGTCGACCCGTTCGTGAACCCGGTCGTCGCGCTGGACGTCTCCGTCTTCTCCGCCGTACCGTCCTCCGACCAGCGGAAGATCAGCGCCCCCGTCGCCGTCACCGCCAGCGCGTAGCTGCGCTGGTTGCCGGTAGCCGTGTACTTCGCGATCAGCGTCGACTCCGCCGCCGGCGTCCAGTCATCCAACGCGACCCGCACCCGCAGGTCGATGTCGCCGGTGATGTCCAGGGCCGCGGCGTCGGGGGTGGAGACGTAGTCGCCGGACGCGCCGGGCAAGAGAACGAAGTCTTCGCCGTCGTAGCCGAACTCGGCCGCGGTGCCGTTCGCCGCGCCGGTGTCGGTGCGCTTGCCCGCGGTGAGGAGGTCGCCCCACTCCAGGCCGTACGCGTTGCCTTGGGCGTTGACGGAGATCGTCAGGCTGCCGTCCTGTGCGCGGGTGGGGTCGTAGTTGATCTGCTTGCCGATCAGGCAGGCCGCCGGGTCGCCGATTGCCGAGCCGGTCGCCCACATCAGGTGCTGGTCCGCAGTCGGTAGTGCGGACAGCCGTTCGTGGGCGCGGCCGGTCGCCTTGTTGAAGAACGCACCCCAGGAGATCCGCCCGTCCCTCAGCAGCCCGATCCGCTTGAACGCGGACAGGTCGATGGTGGTGACGTCTTGGGTGCCGGCGAGGCCGCCGCCGATGTCGTCCGCGGAGCCGGTGTCACCGGAGAGGTCGTAGCCGCCGTAGTAGAAGCCCTGCCCGAGGCCGTTGCTGATCGCCATCTACGCCACCTGCGCAAGAACGTTGGAGAAGACCGTGGGAATGGTGATGGTCGATATCCGGTAGGTCGTCGACCCGATGTCGAGGTAGCCGAGACGGGCACGCATGCGTTCTCCGTACGCGCCGAGGAGGTCGATGTTGCGGACGCTGCCGTCCAGCGTGAAGTCGCCGGTGTACAGGTTCATCAGGTCGGTGGCCGCGTCCGTGAGTTGGACGTCGACTTCGTCCATCGGCTCTGTGTCTGCGGGCAGGTAGAGGCGTCCGTTGAAGATGACGCGGACGCTCGTCGATGCCAGCCCGGACGCAGACGGCAGCGGGTCGATGTCGCCGACCCACACGGCGTAGGTGAGGCCGCTGCCGGGTGCGGACAACGGTTCGTGCTTGAGGACCTGGTTGAGGCCGCCGCGGGCTTGCGCGTGGGAGGTGAGCACGTTGCGGGGGGTGGCTATGTCGAGGGCCATGGCCGCCTCCTCACCGATCCGGGAGCGAACTGCCCTGTCTCGGGGTCGCGCCACGGCCCAGCCACGGGCTCCCGCTTGTTGTTCGCCTGCGTGGGCAGATCAGCCCAGCGGCAGTTCTCCGGCGAGTACGGGCCGTCGTTGTCGATACGGTCGATGGTCAGACCCTCAGGCCGCTCGCCCATGTCGGCGAGGAAGTTCCGGAAGTCCCGCCAGCGTTCGCACACGGTGATTCCGCGACCGCCGTACAGCTCCCAGTCTTGGTTGTCGGGATTGGTGCATCGCTGAATCATTGACGCCCAGGAGTAGTACGTAGGAGTGCCCTGCCGCCCTTCGCCGCGACGCCTTGCATGACCGTGCTTGGTGCGGTCGCGAGACATACGCTCCCGTGCTTCCTCGGAGATGACGCGAGGCACTGCGCGCATTGCGGCAGAGCGGTTGCGCTCTGCGACGTCTGGACGCTTCTTGCCCTTCTTCGCCTCCGAGATCTTCCGGCGGCGCTCCAACTCCTTCGCGCTCACCGGCTTCACATCCTTCTCGTGTACCGGGGCAGGATCCGCCGCGCGATCGCCGGAGCGATCTGCTGCACCCTTGCCCTTGCTCGACTGAACGCCCGGTACCCCCGGAAGCGTGTCACTGGATAGTTCCTGCTCGAAGTGCCTTCTAGCCATGTGCCATACACTACGCCGCCGTCGTTGACCTCATAGCCGCCCCGCGACGACCGTTCCACGCCGATGCGGGTCTCGTAGTACGGCGTCCGCTTCTGGATCGACCGGGCCAGGTGGGCGCGCACCAGGTTCTCCGCCTCGTTCGCCACCGCGTAGTCCACCTGGTCCGTGTACTCGCCGAGCGCACGCTGCGCCCGCCCGTCGACCATCGG